TAAGAAGCTCTAGAGTCCTTGTGAAACCTACCCAAGGGATTGTGTACACGACTGCCCGAGGGGATTGGAAGCGACAGCCCTGTTCTCGCTGACAACCGAATTGTTTGATCGCCCAGATTCTCTTAAATCGTTGGTGGTTTTTGAGTCGTTTGAGTGACATTCGACCTCGTTGGTTCAGATAGGATAAAAGCGACAGCCCTGTTCTCGCTGATATCCAAAGGATTCTTTCTTCGACCACGAAAGTTCTTTGTCACCCAATTCATTTATAATAAATTTTTGTGTATAATTAATTTGTGTGTTCTAAGTTTTCGTGTCAGAGAGTTCAAAAGCCTACCATTACGAGCCATTGCTGGTGGTTAGTGCTTAAAGCTGTCTAGCGTTTATTATTTTATTTACTATTAACTTGTGTTTTGAACCCGCTTTTATCAAAGCGAAAATGGCTTGTCAGTGCCCTTCTGATCAGTCGTTCTCATCTAACTTTTCTAACATCTCATCAACACCAACTGAAACCTCAGAAGAGGCTTCCCATGGGATCGAATTTGTGCCCCGATTCGAGTCCATTCAGTGCAACCATCTACCAAAAGAGGCACTGAGAGTTAGAGAGTTAAGATACTACAAAGGGAACCCGGTCGTTGTTACGACCCACGGACATTTTGTCATGCATCGCCACGCCCGAGACAATTGGGCACGCCTTTCGTTTAGGTGTCACTGTGATTTCTTTACCTACAAGTTTGAAGCAGCAGCCCATCATGTTCGGAAGTGTGCAAAACTTCTGGCTGTCTGCCAGAGTGAACTCAAGCTGAGAGACTTTTTCTATGGACCGAAGTGCGACTTGGATACGCTAAATGATGACCCGATTGAACATCGAGAGAAGGAGTTAGACGGCTGGACTGCCCAATTTGGAATTACTGATGCTCTACGAGACTGCGTGAAACGATTGACCCCAAGTGGGATTGAGGTCACAACCGAATCTGTAGAATGGGATTTTGAGAGGATGCTGAAGTCGCTTGCTAGCCTTGCTGTGATGGGTTACGGTGTTAAGTCTCTTGTTGAAGCGAAGACATGGCATGAGGCAGCCCTAGCCCTTGGAACATTGGGCCTTGGAGTTGCTGTCTCTGATATCATGGCGCTCGTCCCAACCATGATAATGAAGATTACCCCCACTTGGTATGCTCAAGGACCAGCCATAAAGCCGTGGATTCCAGCAATGGTTTCTATCGTGATAGCTTATGCCATCGCTGGTACCAATGGGATCACCGAAATCTCTAAGGGAAATTTTTGGGAGCAGCCGTCGTGGAGAACATTTGCCGTTGCCAATTCAGCGTTAGGCCCTCTCGTGAAGGGAGTCTTTGTGAGTGTGTGGGAATTTCTTACTGGTATTCCATGGGAGACTGATATGGACATTTTGGCTACTGACACCGACCTCACCGAGATGTATAACGAAGTTGCTGCAATTGAGAAAGGAGAAGTCTACCAGCACATCAACTCATCTGTTCAAGCGTGTGATAGGATACTGAATCTCGAGACAAGGATGTTTGACTACAAGAGACGGCACACTAGGAGGACCACGAGCGACCGTGTTTGTGTTGTCGCTGATGACCTCGATAGGAAGATTCGCGAGTGGGTTAAGGCTGTGCACGCAAGTGGAAAGGCCCGAGGCCGTTTTCGAGTTCCTCCACTGGTCGTCCGATTTGTTGGAAAGTCGAATTGTGGAAAATCTTCCCTGACCCCCCTCATTGCTGCTAGAATTCTCTCAGGAAAAATCGAGCTACCAGAAGGAGCGTCATTCTCCTCTCAGATTTACACCAGATCCACTGGAAATGAGTTTTGGGGAGGGTACAATCACCAGCCTTGTGTTGTGTATGACGATTGGGGCCAAAAGGTGGACACAGCCTCAAATCCATGCCCTGACTTTATGGAGATGATAACTGCAGCGAACTCTGCCCCGTGGAATGTGCCTATGGCAGATGTTGAGTCTAAAGCTCGTACGTATTTCAGGAGCTCGTTGGTAATTCTGTCATCAAACGCCAAGCAGCCGGCTATCAAATCTGTTAACACCGCCGAAGCAGTCATGAGAAGGATAGACATCGAAGTTGACGTCGAAAGAGTAAGACCCATCGATTCTGAGAAGCTCAAGAAAGGACTCGTAGACACCAGTTGTTACAGCTTTATGGTTTCCCCCCTAGCGTCTGGAGAAGTAGGAAATACCCGTCTTCCTCCAAAAGAGATGAGTTGGGAGGAGCTGGTAGAGTTGTGTAGAGCAGCTTACGATTGTAAATTGAATGCACATACATCGCAAGCCGAACAAATTGAGGAAGCCTTCCAAGGAAAAGCCCAGTCTTCTTTTGATTTTGCCCGTGAGATCGCTGATAATTTCATGCAGATGGTGAAAGAAAAAGGAGACGGAGCCTTTGGCCTCCTTGGAACATGGATGAAACAGGCTATCGCAAAGGTAACGGCCATGAGTAGGCCCATTCCCCCAGTTCTTCATTTGCTGGTGTGTCAGGAGGTACAGGATACAATCGATTTTCTGGTTGACGAAGGAATTTGTGAGTACGTTAGTGAACCGATTGCGATCGTGTTCCCAGGACAAGACAATGTCTTTGACAGGTATTACAAGAGTGATGTCTCGTTTACAGGAGCAATGCATGCCGAGGCAGCTGAAAGAGGAGACGAGGTTTTGCTCCAGGAGTTTATCAGTGGTCAAACTGGATATAAGCTTCACCCAATCGGAGATCCCCACATCGGAAAGGTTACTGTCTCTTATCCAGAGAGGTCCATTGTCGGAAAAGTCTTTCAAGAATCTTTAGGGAAGCTGTTTGGAGGGTTCAAGTCTGTTGTTGATCTCGTGAAAGCAGAGCCTTTCATTGCCCTTTGGCTCGGATTTATTGTGACTATGTTGGCTATCACTTTCACTATCGACTACTATTTTCCCCCTGCCCCAGGCCCAAAACTGATTTGCGTCAATGGAGTCTATTACTGGGTTGATCCAGAACAATTTAGCCAAGAGTACTACGATGGAGAGAGTCATATCCCCAAACCCAATGGAAAGACACAAGTTCATGCAGTGAAAGGTTTCTTGCGTCCTGATACAGCACAGGCAGCAGTTGACACTGTTGCCTATGACTGCTCACCAGGATGGAGGAAGTCTGTTTACCCGATCAGGATTCAGGAAAAACGAGTTGGCTATTTCTTTGTGGTTTCAGGTCGAATTGCCATTCTCCCAGCCCACATTGTGAACTTCTATAGGTCAACCCCCGAATTGACAATCGACACCATCTATCAAGGGAAATTGGTATCCATGAAGCTTGACAAAATGAAGGTCTATCTTGCCGATCAGGACTTGGCTGTTATTGAGTTGCCCAAGGAGTTTCACCACCATCGAAATTTCTTGAACCAATTCCCCAAGCATGGAGACGTGACGTTTGACTCTGGAACAGTCAGATTGGTAAAGACCGAAGAAGAGCATCACGGATTTTTCGAGATCCACAACAGGAAATCTCAGTATACGGATACTACTCTTGGAACGACAGTGACTTTGTTTAACACGCTCAGATATGCCATTCCGACCGTTAACGGCGACTGTGGAGCTCTCATCACTCACAATGTGCCAAGCGTAAATTCGAAGTTTCTGGGATTTCATGTAGCAGGATCAAATAACCGTGGCCTAGGTAGGATTGTCTATCGTGAGGAACTCCAAGACATCATGGCCGAATTCACTTCTGCTGAAGTTGCCCAAGCTCAATCTCTTGCCCCAGAAGAAGTCATCAAGGTGAAGTCAGAATTGGACTCAAGATTCAAGGTTCTTAAAGATGATGCCAAGCCAGTGAACATGCCAAGCAAGACAAAGATCAAGAAGTCTCAGTTGCACGGTGCATTTGAGGCTACTAAAGGGATTTCCGTGCTCACCCCCGTTGGCGGATTTCACCCACTCATTGCTGGAGTCAACAAGTACGCGGAAGCCCTTCCTGTGTCTCAGGAGGAATGGCACCCATCTCGTGAGCTTGTTGCGCAGAAGATGATGACAGAAGGAAAGGCAAAAGTTCTGTCCAACGAAGAAGCTCTGGCCTCATTCGAAAATCTTGAGGCTGTGGATCTGAAGAAGAGTGCAGGCGTCCCGTGGCTCCACCAGGCGCCTAAGTCGACGAAGGACCAGTGGGTAAGCGATGGATCCCCAAAACCAGAGCTTGCGGCCGAGATTATCGCCATGGAAGAGGCAGCCCTTGCAGGAAAGAGACGAATGCATGTGTATCTGGATTGCCTGAAAGACGAGAAGAGAGCTCTGGACAAGTGTGACCGCAGCAAGCCAGACAAGATCAAAACCAGAGTGTTTGCTGTGGCGCCTTTTGAAGTTGTATTGCTGATGCGGAAATACTGTGGCGCCTTCATCTCTCACACGATTGAGGACAGGATCACCAACACGCTCACGGCCGGAGTCAACCCAATGTCACTGGAGTGGGCTCAATGCGTGAACTATCTTCGCGAAGCAGGCGACAACTTCTTCGATGGAGATTGGAGTGGCTATGACACCCGGCTGCCATCATCTCTCATCTACGAGGTGTTCTGGCATATCGAGCAATGGTACCGCGAGTTTGATCCTCATTGGACTGAGGAGCATGAGAAAATTCGAATGTACGTTGCCCGAGAAATTGCGGAATCCCGTCATCAAATCGGGAGCCAGATCATCCAGTGGCATGGAGGGTTGCCGTCGGGCTGTCCAGGCACCAATCAGATAGACTCGATCGCGAACCTCATCATCTTCACACGCGCGATGCAGGTTAAAGGTCTTTCTGACACCACCATCTTGAATGAGACGCGAACCTTGTTCCATGGTGATGATAACCTCATCTCGGTGTCCGATCGAGTTGCAGAGAGGTTTACCCCCAAAGATGTTTCCAATTATGGTTCGTCCGTCGGAATGGTGTTCACCGCAGCCAATAAGATCGACGACATAAATGGATACAAGAGACTCGAGGATTGTCAGTTCCTCAAGAGAAGCTTTGTTCCTGAAGGATCGTTTGTGTGGGCCCCAATTGATATTGAAGTGCCCCGCGATTCGATCCAGTGGACCAAAGCCAATGAATCTGACACCCTTTCGTTTCCCACAGCCTTGGCAGCCGCCTTGGAAGAGTGGGTAGTGATTGGAACACCCCAGGCGAAGAAAGACCTAGACCATGTCTTAAAACTGGCGCGCAAGAAAGGACTGAGGCCTCTCGCCCCTCGTCGCGACGAGTTGAAGACTCGTTACCTTGCTGGCGCGATACCCAACCTGGAGGTCGGGCTAACTACCCCCTCCTTGTAAAGTAGTTACCAACAAACAACAAGAGAAAAGGGACATTCCCTTCCCGCCTTCGGAAAGCGGGCGTCCAGCCATGACGATAACTTGGCCAAGCGACAGAGATTGGGTCGCTCAATCAGGTACCAATCTCCTTCCATCTAGGTCACCAGTCATCGCGAACCAAGAAGCCCCGCCCGGCTCCGAGGTTCCACCTAGAGGAAGTATGAATGACGATGACAACTTGATAAATGTACCAGATCAGCCAGAAACAGCTTCAGTGCTGCCTATTCAGCTGACGCGATATATCGATCAAGTTCCCCAGCATGTCTCCCTCTACGCATCCATGAAAGCTGGGATGAAGGCTCTTTTCGGAAGGGAGTCTGTTCAACATACCATCGAGGGTATTATTGGGAGACCGAGACAGCTGGCTCCTATCACATGGACCCAGTCACAAGGGAGAGGAACTGAGATCTTCACTCTTCAATTACCACAGTTCCTGTGGGATGAGAGCTCAACAATTAAGGAAAAGATTCACAACTTTACCTACATGAAAGCGACAGTCAATGTTAGAATGGCTCTCAACGCCATGCAATTTCACCAAGGACGGTTGCTGCTGAGCTTTGATCCTCTCAGAGCATGGAGAGGAGCTAGGTCTCGATCATCACTTCAATATCAATCTGGGCTTCGTCATGTCCAGATCGACCCCACCAAGCACCAGGAAGGGGTCTTGGCAGTTGACTTTTCTGGACCCATTTCCCATTGGGATCTCCAGCTTGGTCACTACGATATGGGAGTGGTGTTCCTGTCAGTTCTCTCTCCTCTCCGCACAGCCGTCAGTAGCCAAACAGTTGCGATCACCCCCACTGTTTACTTGACCAATGTCGAGCTGAGCATGCCTACCTTCGGTGATATTTGGACCCCCCAGTCGCTATCTGAGGATGTGGCTGGAGCGTTCAAGACCGCAGGGAGCATTGCCGGCCGATTTGATCAGACTGGCGACGACGAAGCAGGATTGAGACCCATTTCAGGAGCTCTGAGTGATGCCGGTATGCTTGCTGGGCATATTGGCAGTGCGGCTTCCAAAATCCTTCCCAGCTACTCTTCTCCAATCAAGTCCGTGGTTGGCACTGCTTCCTGGATCCTCTCCTACATGTCAAAAGCAGCAAGATGGCTAGGTTTCAACAAACCTTCGTCTTATAGAGGAGCAGCACCAGTGTACGAAGTGGGAGGCTGGCCGAATCATCTGATGGATGGTGGCTCTCAGGCCATCAAATTGACAGGAGCTCAAGATCAGAGCTTTCCGATTATCCAGGACATTTTCGGAACCGACGTTGACGAAACGGATATTAAGTATGTTGTATCAAAGTTGAACTATTGGTACTCATTTGACTATACCGAAACAGACATCGGGCAGAATGTTATCTCGAATTTTCCTGTCCATCCCGGAGCTTGTAGAGTGGTCCAACTTGACGACACTTTCTACTATGACACGACTCACTTATCCTATGTATCCTCTCTGTTTAGAAGGTGGTCCGGCTCTATTAAGTTCAGGTTGTCATGTGTTAGCACTACCTTCCACGCTGGAAGATTGCTTGTCGCGTACGTGCCATATACCATGGCTAGCGTCGCAGATAAGCCCAACTTTTCCAATGCGTGGTCGATTGTGTGGGATATTTCTGAATCCAATGACGTGGAGTTCGAAATCCCCTGGCTTTCCAATATGCCAGCAAAGCATGTTTTCCTGGACGATGAGTCGTTCACCGTTCTGCAGACGAGGCAGACACCGGATCTGGGAGTTGACATAACTCCGGACAGACTTGCCCAGCTCATTAGCTTGTTCTCAAATGGGCAGATCATTATCACGGCGGAAGGACCCCTTATCCGAGCTGAAGCAGCCTCTGACACTGTAGAGATCCAGGTCTTTGTTGGAGCTGGCTCCGATTTTGAGTTATTCCACCCTGAGAATGGCAATTATAATCCCATCTTCCAGTCTTCTATCCCATCGCGGACACCTGTGATCAGCACTGCTGTTCCCAATGATCCTCCGGTGCCACCTGTACCAGGTCCTACGTTCAATTTGAACGAGGAAGAACCAGAGGAGTTTGAGGTTCAGTCGAATCCTTTTTATAAGGGGACGTCCTCAACAGCGAACTCAATGCTTGACCAACACATGCGTGATCCGTCAGTACCATTCTTTGATGTGCCTCGCAAGCCACACTTGCTAGCATCGAGCTTGGTCGCAGGAGAGAAATGGGAGAACTTGCGGCAATTGACGAAACGGATGAGCCTGTATACCGGCCCAACGACCATACCGGCAGGTTCAGCTCTGCTGCTTGATCCCGGTGAGTTCGAATCAAGGAACTCCACCGAAGGCGTAGACACACCGAGACCTAGTATGCTTGATCTTGTGGCGGCTCTTTATGCCGGCTATAGAGGTAGCATCAGGTACTTCATCAAACTTGACGATGGCACTCCTGACACTATGGCTATCACTAGGATTCCACAGACCATTGTGGGAAGGTCTCCGATGCGTCCAGCAGTACAACCACTCACCACCAGGTATATGCTCTCGGGCGCGCCGACCGCGATTCCTTCAATGTCTGGTGCCATGGAAATTGATGTCCCTGTCAATGGGATCTTTCCGTGGACAGTCATCAGGAGCTGGCCGAATAACAACCGAATTGACTCAAATACTCCATACTCTGTGCAAGACATGGTAGCGATTTATGGAGAAGAAGAAATGACGGTGCGAGTTTTACGTGCTGCATCTGACGACGCGGACTTTGGAATTCTGGTGGGAGCACCCAGAGTTGTCAAACGCAATTACACGCTCAGCTGGACGGATCCATTTGAGCAAGTCACCATCCACAGATAGACGATGTCCATGGGTGGTTTTTCTACAGGAACTCTGTTTTCCACCCGAGGACTGAAATTCATCCTCCCTCTTAGGTAACATTAAAGAAACCGAAGGGGCCAAACAACATTACTCACAAAAATGTGGCCCCTATCGGGGATTTTGTGCGCTGCCTTTGAACAACCCAGCGTAGGTGTTTTATATTCGAAAGTTATAGACACAAACGGTTTTT